ATGACGATCTCAACTTCGGTCGGCTTCCACTTCATGTACTTGAGCAGGGCGCCAAGAGCGTATCCCTCGAGCTGCGCATTCGCCTGGCCATGCTCGTCTTCGATATCGACGGCCACGCCTGCGCCATACTTGAGGTCACGGCAGACCAGGCGATTCTTCGACGGCAGCCAGATGACAACATCTCCAGTACCGAACAAGTCCTGATGGATCTGGTGCAGATGGAACTTTTCTTCCACCCTGATCTCCGAGCAGGGGTCTTCGTTCAGCATCCGGCGGATAATTTTCAGCACGCCCTGGATGTGGCCGGCCATCTCGGCTTCAACCTTGATGGTCTTCGTCTCGCCATGGTCTTCATATGTGAAATCTTTGCTGACCAGATCGACGGCATTCTTGTCGTGAAGCAGGCAGAACTGCTGCAATGCGTGCGCAGCCGTGCCTTCTTCTGCATACTTGCTCGATGTGCTGGGGATGTTCTCCGACAGTTTCACGCTGCCGGGACATGCCGCCCAACGTTTACGGGATGAGAAGCCCACCTTACTGTGAGCTGGAAGACTGTTCACGTGGTCCCTCGCTATCAACTTCCTTCAGCACGCTCGCCAGCGGAACCAAAACACCGTTCGTACAAGACGGACATGACTGGGAAAAATCTGTTACGCATCCGCAGTCCGGGCAAAGGTATGCCCGGCCCAGCGGAAAGTGTTGGATCTGATCGATGGTCATGCCGCAGCTTCTGCCAGGAATGCCTGCTTTACCGTGTTGTCCTTGGCAGCCAACTCCGAGATGCGCGAGCAGCCGTGCTTCTTCAACAGGTCGATTCCTGCCGGCATTCCTTTTGCGGACGTAAACGTCTGCAGAGCGGAACGCAGGTCATCGATCGATACTGGAGCAGCCGGCTGCTCGGCCGCAGGCAGGGGTTGTGTTGCAGGCGTGTTGGCAGGGGGTGTTGCGGACTCTTCGATCTTGGCTTCGGGCTCGGCAGGCTTCGGCTCGATCTTTTTACGTGTGCGCTTTGCCGGCTGCTCGACATTCGCTCCACACTTGGCCGCAATCTCCGCAGCCTGATCCACGCTAACTTCACGCTCAGGTGCGTACTCCGCCAGCCCGGGACGCGCGGCTTCGACCGCTACCGGCTCGGCTGCGTCCAGCGTCTTAAGCTTTCCCTTGATAACAACCTCTCTCGCCAGGGCATCGACCATCGTCTTGATAGCGATGATCTCTTCTCCCTGAAGACTGTCAATGTTGATCTGAATTAGCATTCGTTCGTTCCTATCCTTTCCTGCGTGATGTGATATTACTGCTGTGTTGTGATTTTCGCAATACTTACGACAAAAAATATTAGAAAATTTTCGTCAGCTCACGTGTCTTTCGTAACAGTGCCTGCTGGATCTGCTCGTCCACGCTGTCGGCACATGTGAAGAAGCGCACACGCACCGGCCTGGTCTGCCCGATACGGTGGCAGCGCATGGACGCCTGCGCGTTGTTGGCCGGAACCCAGTCTGCCTCCATGAACGCCACTTCGTGTGCGCTGGTAAGCGTGATGCCTACACCTGCTGCCTGAATATTGCCGATGAGCACCCGGGTGCGTGGGTCGGTCATGAACTTGTCCACATTCTCCTGGCGTTTGAGCGGCGGGGTGTTTCCGTAGAGGGTTACGGCGCCGAACCTGCGCAAACGTTCCCGTGTATTCTCGATCACAGATTTGTGGACGGCAAAGATGACGATCTTCTCGACCATCTCGCTTTCCAGTTCCTCGGCCAGGATGTCGCAGACCTGCGGCAGCTTCATCATTCCGATGTAGCGCCGAAGCGTAACCATGCTGGGGGCCATGGACTCGAGGATCCGCGCGCTGTCGGAGGCAGGGGTTTCGCAGCTCGACTTGTAGACGTTGTCCAGTGCCTGGCGCAGCATGGCATCTGACGATTTCATGTCGCTCAGGAATTCAGTGTCCGTCTTGCCGGCAGCCTGAACCTGCTCGTAAAACTCCGGATCCAGTTCGACCGGGGACTTCTCGACCGTCACTTGCTGAAACACAATCGGGGGCAGCTCTTTCATTACCTCTTCCTTTTTCCTTCGCAGCATGATCTGCGAAAGCAGTTGTTTTAGCTCCGTGGTGTTCTTATGACCAGTGATCCGGAACCCGTAGTCGCTGTTGAACCCGGTACAAAATCTGAACGTGAAATCCCAGTAGGGCTCGTCTACCACGCCCGCGGACTTCAGATGGGTGTAGAGTTCGCTGGCGTCATTCGGGGCCGGCGTGCCGGTCAGGCGCCACACCCTGGAGGCATTCGCAACCAGGCCGGGGGAACGCTTGCCGTATCCATACACTGCCTTGGTGCGCTGCGCTGAACGCTCTTTGAGATAGTGGGCTTCATCGAGCACCAGCACATCCCAGTGAGTTTTCTTGAGCGCTGCGAGGATCTTATCGACGCGCAGCAGATCATAACTGCAGATGGCCACACCGGAGCCAGGGATTTGATCCTTTGCGGTCATGATGGCCACGATAGGCCGGTCGAATGGCGAGAACCTTCCGAATTCGCGAGTCCAGTTGATACGCAAAGACGCTGGGCAAAGCACAAGGATGTTGCGCGCGTTGACCTGATCCGCGGCCGTAATCGCCTGCGCGCTCTTGCCCAGTCCCATGTCATCGGCAAGCAAAGCCTGATCATTTTGGGCCAGGTAGCCGGCGCCTGTGACCTGGTACGGAAATAGTGTGGTCAGTTCCATTAAACTTTATCTGGTTCCTTTGCCCGTGCTGCGATGAGGGCGTTTATGCCGACTTGGCCTATCTTCTCGCCGACACCTAGCTCGTCCATGCTCACCGGCCTCGTCAGCCGCTCAACCTGGGCGCGGAGGCATTTCACGCAAATGCCGCAAGGACCATCCCCATTCGCTTCACAGTCAACTCCACGAAGAACATCTACTTCTGCTTGCTTTATCTCGAGCTGGTCCTTGAGTGCGGCGTTCTCCTGCTCAAGTTTATCCACATCATCGTGTAAAGCTGCACAATCATTTTCTTCCGCTTCCAGACCGCGCATAAAAGTATCACGCTGCTCCTCCAGTTCCTTCACACGGGCCTGTAGGGTAGCGATGCACTCAATGAGTTCTACCGCCCTGTCTGCGGCCCACGGAATCGGTAAGCCTATGTTCTCGACTCCTTTTGCGGCGTCGTACAGTTCACGCAGTTCTTCTGGTATCTCATCCATTGCCTTGCTCCTTTCTCATGCCTTTCTTGAGTTCGGCCAGTGCAGCTTGTCTCAGAAGCGGTGTCGGGAATGTCATAAATGTGGCGATACGCCATGTTCTTGCGATATGCTTCTTTGTCTTTGAAATGAAGGATTGGACTCATTTAATCTCTCCATTCGTGATGTATCCATGCCAATGTCCGCACGCACTGGCATCGATGGAGGGCAGCAAGCTCAAATCTTCGAAGCTTTCTCCTGTTCTCTGCCAAAGATTGCGTTTCTGAATTTCCTTTAGGATATCCCAAGAACTAAACGCCCACGCTACTCCATCATCAATGGCATTTGAGAAGAAGACAGCAATCCTTTGATCTATGCAATGGGGACAGTTAAAGCTAATCCCTATATGCCAACGCTTGCCCTGAAACTCAGGGACAGACTGATAACTACCAAACCCTATCCAACGGGGATCAAGTTCTGTAAGGCGCATTCAATATCCCCTCTTTCTCCCAATCGCCTTTCTATACTGCTCAGTCATGGGCTGCTTTACTTCCTGCTCTGCTGTCATTTCATGCCTCGTTTCAGTTCGGCCAGTGCAGCTTGTCTAGCGGCGAGGATGCGCTCTCTTAATGGCTTCTCTTTCCAATAGGACCATTCAGAATTGAACGCTGCTCCTAACCACAGAATCTCTTCCTCCACCAGCCTGATCTGCTCAAGGCGTTCGCGGGTATACTCGGCGGCTGCTGCCCATGTATACGAAGTATACGGACCATGAGCCACAAGATCCTGTCCGCTAAGAGTTTGATATTCATAGACTGTTTCCCACGTCTCCCGCACTAGCTTCTCCTGCTCAGTCATGGAGCTGCTCCTTTTTGGCAAACCACCAACGCGAAATCTTCAAAGGAAGGATAATAAACAATACGCTGTGAATTAGCGCGTCCGGGTTATACCATTCAGCTGAAGGATGCTGCGAATACCAACCTGTCACAATGCCGAGGTAATAAACAATACACAAGATCCATACAAAATAGCTCTCAATGCTCACGGCTGCTCCTTCCCTTTCGCCCTGTTAAAGCTGTCAATATGGGCATACATAACTGGACCGCCTACTTTTCCAGCCAAGCTCATCTGCTTTCCGCAATTCCGGCAGTTTGGCCTGCGCTTTCCAACTATCATGAGTTGAGCACCGCATTTGCAGGAAAACTGATATATGCTCACGGCTGCTCCTTCCCCGCGTCGAGGGCGGCACGTGCTCTACGTGCGATGATTTCGCATACGTCACCTTCGCCTACAGCAAAGTTCGCTATTGTACGCAACGCTTCCCGCAGTCTGTCGCGCTCTGCTTCCGCTGCGCTCAACTGCTCATCTTTCTCTTTCAGCGTGCGGATAAGTTGAGCGCGGCCCATCATTGCGTCGTACGATCCATTAGGGTCGTTCATCAGGATGTTCATACTGTCTCCTTCCGCTCTGCCCGCTTGATCTCGCGCTCAATGTACCACACCGCTTTCTTGAGGTCTTCCACTGCGGCGTTCTGCTTGAGCCCCGCGCGCCAGATGTACTTGATTGCGTTGCCGAGGCAGAACCCCATGTGCTCGGTGACCTGGATGCACTCGATGCCACTGGGGTGAGAGCGATAGTGATCGGGGTTAATTGGGTCGCTGGGCATTCTCGACCTCGAGATCGTTAAGCAGGCGCCGTTCTGCGATGCCGGCGTTCATGATGAGCTGCTGCGCCAGCACACGGGCAGACTCCGGAGAGATCCGGACTGAGCATTCAGCCATGCGCAGCCGAATTTCCTTGTTGCCTTTCGCCATGTAGGTTTCAATGTCGGTCATGCGAGTTCCTTCATTTTTGCCGAGAGGATTTCCGCTGCGTCCAGGCTGGCCTGGGTGTCGTGTGCGTTCTCGAGCAGCAGGTAGCGCAATGCGTGGCAGCATTTATACCAGGCCCAATCACGGTCCACCTTCCGGCGATACGGAGGGCAGATCAGATACAGGAGGGTTTTGAAGAGAGTCATCTCAGCGCCCTTCCACTTTGGCGACAGCTGCGGCCCACTTGGCTTGTGCTTGACGCTGCTGCGGCCCGTCGAAGATGCCCAGCATTTCGTTTACAACCTCAACGTCGATTATGCCGCTGTCGGGAACGATGGCGCGAGCAAGAAACTCCTGCGCTTTTACCACGAGCGCATTCAATTCATCGCCGCCTTCATACATCTCCGGCGCTGCTGAGATGAGGCGGGCGTTAGCTTCGCGTGGCGCATTGTGTCCATAGCCACGCATCTCTGCCACCATGCCATCGTTGGCGAAAATGTAGTCTGGCTCTACTGGATCGTCGGTCCACCACGGTCCCGGCGTGTGCTTGAATGTGTCCTTCATGCGACACCCCCGTTGACTGCCCCTAGCTTTAAGTGCGCTACCTGCATCGCTCCGTAGTAAGCCAGAAGCGCGGCTTCAGCCCTGCCATCGAGGCCGGCGCCGCGCGGGCCGTGGAACTGGCGCGCGAAGGTTGGGAAGAGTTCCGTGGCCAGCAGGACTGACTTCGATTTGTCCTGCCCGCGCAGGTGCATCTGCTGCTTCCACTTCTGGGCGGAAACGTTCAGCATGGGTACTCCCATGCATTCGAGGATCCCCAGGATGCGGCCGTAGTTTGCGCCGAAGGCGAACTGCCCACCCTGCCGCGGGCGAGACTGAACCATCTCGACTACGGCCAGATCAATCTTGCTCAAGCCGATCATGTACGTGAGCTGCTTGCCGTCCACATCGAGCGCCGACTTGCCGCGCGAGGCTTTTACGGTCGGCATGTCGCAGACGTTGACGAGTTGTTTAGAACGAGATGCGAACCAGGCCAATCCCCCACCTACACCGGGGTCAATACCTAAAATGATCACGATAAATCTCCCCTTTAAATTGATTTCGGCGTGCCGTAGTCTATGCGCTCCGGTAGCCAGTCCTGCGATGTGATGAGCACGCCTTCGCGCCGGGCGACCGCGTGCAGCTTGTCAACTGCGGAGCTGGGAACCATGCCGCCGGTCCCGTAGGGCCGGGCATACTGCCAGCGATAGATTGTGATGCGAGAGCAGCCCAGGAACTGGGCCAGTTGATTTTCGCCGCCGAACTTGGCTATAACCTTCGCTGCCTGGTTATAGGTCGGGCGTCCGTACTTGCCGCTTCCACGTTCGATCGGCATTCAATTTCCTTTCCACCACATATTACGATAATCACAACACAATTGCTACCACAAAACACATAAGAATGTTGAAAATACGCGGTACGGTAGTTACTAACTAAGGTACCGGATGGTAGGGAGGTTTGTACCGAAACGGGAATGGTGGTAAAAATAAATTTCAAACATGTAACGAAAATCGTTATACACTCACAATCGAGTATTGGACATCTTAGATCCGATACGGAGGGTGCATCATGAAAACCGCGATGAATAAAGCGTGGTTTCTCTCGCAGTTTGCCGCCAGGAAGACCAGCCAGCGGCAGCTAGCGTTCAAGATGGGGATGGAGCCCAGCGCTTTGTCCCTGATCGTAAACGGGAAGAGGAAACTCTCTGCCGTTGAAGCAGGAGATCTGGCCAAGCACCTGGGGACCACGCTCGAGGATGTGATGCGCCACGCCGGCGCCAGCGTCCCAAACCATACTGGAAGGGATGTGCCGATCGTAGGCACAGCCACAGACAAGCTCGAGGTAAGGATGACACGGCCGCACGGGCCGCAGAACGTGGCAGCCCCTGCCGGCTGCCAGAACTGCCGCGCCATTCGGGTGCAGGCCGAGGGATTCTTTATGGATGGGTGGCTGTTGTTCTATCGCCCAACTGATGAAGTATCGCCAGAGGCACTGGGGAATCTCTGCATCGTTCAGCCTGTGGATGACAACAGGTTTTATGTTCGCCACGTCACCAGGGGATATGAGGCAGGATGGTTTAATCTCAACCCGTTGGGATCCGGACCAACAGAGCACGCCAGGCTGAAGAGTGCCGCGCCCATTTGCTGGTCGAAGCAGCAGAGATAAACTAAGTTCGGCAAATCCAACGCGAGGGTGCGGCCTTCAGGTCTCAGCCGAGGAAACACCCCCGCGTGCCGCCAGTTTGGTGTAATTCCAAAAATCTGACGAGAAAAGAGAAATCCCCCAGTTGAACCTGGGGGATTTTTTGTCAGGCGACGATTTTCGGTTAATCGAAGATTGAGAAAGTATCGCCAGGGTTTGGGATTGAGAACTCAGGTTGCCTGGCGATCTGGGAATTGGTTTTCGGAGCGGGGGCAACTATAGGAACGCGCTCAAGCAGCCGGCCGTCTTTTCTGAGGATGTTGTGGGCGGGAACGGTATCGAAGGCCAGGCCACGGGCATACTTGGTTTGAGGCTTACGAACGAAATCAGGGATGTGGATCCGCATAGACTCAAGTCGGATAACCCAATGCATGTGGACCTTGAACACTACGCCGGCTGCTTTGAGCCTGCGAAGCTTTTTGCCGACTAGAGCCTGGGTCCATCCTGGCTGCCTGTCTACCAATGCAGCGTATATGTCGGAGGTATGCACGCCAGTGTTCGGGTGGGGCTTCAACATTTCGATGAGAGCACGGAGCAGCTCATCCCCATGCGCCAGGGAGTCGGCTTTACCGACTCGAGCGAATGACATGGAATAGACTCCGCGCGAGAGTCTTTTAACGAGCCCCCGCTCGAGCATGACCCCGAGAGCCTGGGCCACCATGGGAACGGACGTTTTCCGCCGTTTGCGTTTAGGGAGAGCCGCGGCAATTTCGGATGGAGTCCCCATGCCGTATTGCTTGCAATAGTCGCGAATGTGTTGGTGGTAGTTGATAGCGTAGGACACTTTCCCTCCTGCGTAGAACACTTGTTCTAGGGTGTGTTCTATGTGGCTTGGGCCAGCAAACACCCCTGTGTTGTGATAATTATACTATGATGCTGGAAAAACACCTAGAACATTGTAAGTTTATTTGAATCAACAAAATACTTTTGTTCTACTAGGTACTAGGAAAAAGTGCTCTCCAGTTGCTGTGAAAACGTGGAGGGGGAGCACAGCCAGCGGGACGGATACAGAACGTATTACTATTAATTTATATTTATATTTATATAGAACAATATAGAACAATAGGTAAGTATAAGAAAAGAAAAGGGAAAATTTTAGGTGTTTTGTTCTACGAGGGAAAGTGAACCTAGAACACTAGAACAAAAGAAAAAACCCGACCGGCGCCGGGCTCTCCTGGTTATGGTGGGAAGGCTAGTATATCCAAAAGACTTTGTCGGAAACGTTGAAAGTGTAACGTTCGTCCGAGTCATCGCAATAAGCGCGCGTCTTACCTGTTTTCTGCATAGTCCAACCAAGATAGATGAAGTAATGGTGGACGGGTACTCGATCGAACCTGATCAACTCACCTCTGGGCTCAGACATTTTCTCTCCTGGTTGCTTGGTTGTGGTGGGACGCTAGCAGAGCTGATCGATTATCGACCGCGCGTGATCCCAGGATTTATTGCTCGGGATCCTGTGAATTAAAGTGTTGTCTTTTTCAATCCACATATCCCCTGAGAATGAACTTCTTTTCACCCAGTAACCGCGGTACAGCAATTCATTGAAGTTAAGCTTTTGAATTGCTTTCAAAGCTTCCTGGCTGCGGGCATTTCGGTTTTTCATTTTCGTCTCCGGGTGAATGTGGCGCGCGTCTCAGCGATCGCGCGCCAGGTTAGGCGTTAGTTAAACGTAAAGATAGGGGTGCAATTCGACGGTTTTTTCGTCCTGGTAGATGGTGACAAAGCAGCGCTTTTCTTCGGACCATTCGATATTGCGGTCCCCATCTTTCAGGTGCTTTGTCATCTCGTGGAACGGGTGACTGGCATAACCGATGCTGAAACGGTCGTTTTCAGGTACTTCGGTTTTATCGTCGTAATTGACGGTCCAACCAAGGCACCAATCAAAAAAGTTTGAATCCGCCAGGTCATCTACTTTGTAGAGGCGGACGCGGCCGTAATTGCCGCGTACATCGCCACCGCGGTGTACTTCGATGGCAACGTAAACATCGCCGGCATACATCCAATCACTTGCACTCTTCGGGTAAAAGACCTGCCACTGAAAAACGGAGCTGAAGTCGTTTTCGTTGTTGTAGACGTTATCCACGTTAGTGCATGAATAATCTGTGCCTTCGGCGTTTTCGATGGCTTCCAGGATGACGTATTTGGCTTCCATAAGCCATTTGCCGTCCATCTTGGATTCGGTTTCTTCGGTGAGTACTTCGGGTCCGAGCACGGCCGTTAACCAAGCTTCGGTATCAATGTTGGTGCACTCAGGGTATTTCTCATCAATGTTGATCAGGTCTTTCATTGTCATCTCCTCTGAAACTGAATTCGTTTTGGTTTACTTCCAGGCCTGGCGAGCGTGAAGGCCTACGACTGCGATAAAGAAAATTCCCATTATTGCGAGAGTCATTGTTTTTCCTTTCCGCCCGTCTCATCAGTAGTGGAAGGCGAAACCCACTAGACAGCGCTTGCGCGCTGTTTCGACTAGAGAATTCCTTTCTTCTGGAGGCGAATCTTGAATCCGTATGCGTGATTCGGATTGAGCCCTTTCTTTTCAACAAACATTTCGAAAAGTCTTTCTGCGGGGATAAAGACCTTTCCGAATTTGGTGGTTTCGTCGACGAAGTTTAAGAATTCCTGTGTCATTGTCCTAATCTCCCTGTGTTGTGATTTTCTCAACACAGTTAGAATCGGACAACTGCCAGAAAATGTCAAGCATTTAAATAAAAATCGTTAAATCGCTAGTGTTTATGCGGGGATTACGAATAAGGGTAAAAAGATTTGCACAGAGATTTCCACAACGTGAGATAATTTTCGCCATGGCTGTGAGTGTTTCGGATGGTTTGATAAACGAGATATTGGACGAGCTACTTCAAGGCATCACAATAAGGAAGGCGTGCGCAAAATTCGGCGTTAGTTCGAGCACTTTCCTATATCGGGTCACAACAGGTGGCAATGAACTGTCAGGACGTTACGCTCGAGTTATGGAAGCAAGAGCTGATGTGCTGGCGGATGAGACTATTGATATTGCAGATGACGAAAGCAAGGATCCGAACAGGGCTCGCAACCAAATACAAGCCCGTCAATGGGTTACAAGCAAGACAGCACCCAAAAAATTTGGTGATCGCATTGATCTGAACGTGACGCAATCGCTCGATATTCGGGCTATTTTGGCGGATGCGCGCGGACGTTTGCGACCAATAAGCGACCAGCAGAATATCTTAGATGTAGAAGTGATTGATATCAAACAACTTGATGTGCCTCAATCCACTCATAACGAATCAGATATCGACATATTTAGCTAGCTAGTCGCAGCTCTCGAGCCCTGCAGATTCGCAGGCCGGGCATGTTCCGCAATTTGTGCCGGCGCCCTGGCGCAAAGACCGGGGCGCCGGTGCCGGTAGGGTCCGGATTTTGTGGCAAACAGCCAGTTTTGCGGTCCCTACGCTGACGCGATTTTTATTTTTGAAAATTTTTAAAATATTTTTGAAAGCAAAATGTGTTACGATTCCCGCATCATGTGGGAAGAGTACCCCATAATCGATGAAAGGCTCATCACTCTCAGCCCCTACGACCGCATGTTTCTCTGGGCCTTCGGTATTTCCTGGGATTGAGGCTTTCCGGTGGGTGTGAAGAAAAATATTAAACGCCAGCATCGGCGACGAGCCAAGGCCCAGATGAAGAACGCAAAGGCGGTGCGTAGTCACAAGCGCCCCCGCCCCGGAGGACGTAAGATCCGGGTGAAGCACTGGTAAGGAGACTCCCGTGCTACAATCTTTCTAATCTCCTCGCCTAATCTCCTTGGCGCATCTAACCGGATGCGCCTTTTTATTTTTTCCACAACACGTTACAATTTTCGCGATGCCTGCGTCTCAACCCATCTACGACATCCGCGGCGAACAGCAGTTGATGACCGAACTCTGGGATCCCAGGCTGGCGAACAATCTCAACGATTTTGTCAGGTTCGCTTATCCCTGGGGCAAACCCGGCACGCCGCTCGAGCACCTGACCATCCGCAACTGGCAGGATGAACTTCTCAAAGAGATCTCCGCGTATATCCAGAAAGCGAAGACTCACCAGCAGATCTTTGAAAAAGTTCCGGAGATGTTCAAGAAGGCGATCGCATCCGGCCGCGGCATTGGCAAGTCGGCGCTGTTTGCCTGGCTGGCGCACTGGCTCACAACGACGCGCATCGGATCATCGGTCTGGGTTACGGCCAACGGCGAGCCCCAGCTCAAGACCAAGACATTCCCCGAGATTTCAAAGTGGGTGACGTTGTCAATCAACTCCCACTGGTTCGACGTGGCGGCCACCAAGATCGAGCCGGCGGAATGGGTCCGGACTGCCGTCTCGAGAGATCTAAAGATCGACCCGAAGTACTGGTACATTGCCGCGCAACTGTGGAGTGAAGAGAACCCGGATGCGTTTGCCGGGGCGCACAACGTCTACGGGGAGATGTACCTGTTTGATGAAGCTTCCGGAATACCCGGGCCGATCTGGACCGTGGCGCAGGGTGTGTTTACTGAGCAGATCGTGGACAGGTACTGGCTGGCATTCTCGAATCCCCGCCGTAACAAGGGCGCATTTTTTGAGTGCTTCAACAAGAACAGGGACTTATGGCGCCCACTGCAGATCGACGCCCGCACGGTGGATATCGCGCCCGATGTGTGGCAGTCGATCATTGCAACCCATGGCGAGGATTCGGACGAGGCCAGGGTCGAAGTCTACGGGCAGTTCCCCAACTCTAGCGCCAACCAGTTCATTTCGAAGCTGGCTGTCTCTGGTGCGATGGATCGTTTTTGCGTCTTTGACCCCGGAGCTCCACTTCTGCTTGGCGTCGATGTAGCGCGATTCGGCGAAGACACCTCGGTGCTGGCGTTCCGCAAAGGCAGGGATGCGGCGTGCATCCCGTGGCAGACGTACAAGGGGCTGGACACCGTGCAGTTGGCTACCAATGTCGCGGATGCGGTTCAGAAGCACAAAGTGGATGCGGTCTTCGTGGACGGGAACGGTGTGGGTGGAGGCGTGGTTGACCAGCTTAAGGCGTGGGGGTATCGCGTCATCGAGGTGCAGGCCAGCGGCACTCCGAACGATCCGGACAAGTTCCTGAACAAGCGGGTTGAGATGTGGGCACTTATGCGGGAATGGCTGGTGATCGGGACGCTGCCCAAGGACAACACCCTGCATTCGGACCTGACCACTCCGGACTACAGCTACCACCCGGTGAACAACAAGCTGATGCTTGAGTCGAAAGAGAAGATGAAAGACCGCGGCCTGGCGAGTCCTGACCGGGCGGAAGCTTTGGCCATGACCTTTGCCCAACCGGTGGCGCGGAATGACGCACGGACCAGCCGGGGGCATTCCCGGTCGAGGATGTCCTCGAATGTCGATTACGATATTTTCGGGTCTTGATTGTTGTGATAAGCTAAACGCGATGCGAATTTCGCACCAGAGGGTCGCGCCATGAGTGGACTGTTTTCTAAGCCGACTGCCCCTGCGCCACCACCGACTCCCCCTCCCCCGCCGACCGTGGCGAGTACGGAAGGTGTTTCGGATGTCGCGGTGCAGCAACAGCAGGAGAAGTTGCAGCGCGGGCGCACGTCCACGATCCTGACCGGAGGCTCGGGCCTGTCCAGCACAGGTACTACTTCCAAGACTTTGCTGGGGGCGTAAGTGGCTAACGAGCAGATTGCCGCGGATGTGATGCGTGAGTTCAACCAGCTCGCCTCTAAGCGCGGGATCTGGGAGAAACACTGGGAAGACGTTGCGCGCAAGGTTCTGCCTTACTACTCGTCCAGTTTTTATGCGCAGGGCAACACGACCCCCGGTGTGGAGCGCAGCCAGGATCAGTACGACGTAACGGCTAATCTCGCTCTCTGGAAGTTTGCAGCAGCCATGGAGTCGATGCTGACTCCAGCTACCGGACGCTGGCACAGGCTGCGTCCGAGCGACCCTTCGCTACTTCGTGACCGGGCCACAGCGGTCTGGTTCGACCAGGTCAACGACCTTCTTTTTCACTACAGGTATGCGCCTCGCAGCGGTTACCAGGCGCAGCAGCACGATGCCTATGTCTCGATTGGCGCCTTTGGAACGTCATGCCTATTTGCCGATGCTTTTAACGATCCTTCTTATCCCGACACTCGCGGGCTTCGTTATCGGCATGTGCATCTTGGCGAGTGTTTCTTTGCTACCAACCACCAGGGAATAGTGGACAAGTGCTATCGCCGCTTCAAGATGACCTTGAGGCAGATGGCCCAGAAGTGGGGAGAAGACGTTCTCAGGGATAAGTACGGCGACAAGCTGAAGACCGCTCCTGAAGACGAGGTCTTCGTCATTCACGCTGTAACCCCGAACATTGATTTCGAGCCGCGCCGGCTGGATAAAAAGGGCAAGCGGTTCCATTCCCGTTACATCGTGAAGGACACGCAACTGCTGCTCGAGGATGGCGGATACCGCACGTTCCCGTATTCAGTGGCGCGGTATCTTACGGCCCCTGGTGAGTTGTACGGCCGCAGTCCTGCGATGAACGTTCTGCCCAGCATTCGCGTGCTGGACGAGGAAAAGAAGACCGTCATCAAGGCTGGCCACCGTGCGGTCGATCCGGTCCTGCTGGCGCACGATGATGGTGTTCTGGAGGGTTTCAACCTGAAGCCGGGCGCTGTGAACTACGGTGGCGTCAACTCGCAGGGACAGCGGTTGGTGCAGGCACTCGAGCAGGGGAACCTGCAGATCGGCAAAGAACTGATGGACGATGAGCGCGCGGCTATCAACGATGCGTTCCTCGTCAGTCTCTTTCAGATTCTGGTCGAAACTCCGCAGATGACTGCGACAGAAGTTCTGGAGCGGGCGCGCGAAAAAGGTGCGCTGCTTTCCCCGACAATGGGTCGCTACCAGAGTGAGGGCATTGGCCCCATGATCGAGAGGGAGTTCGATCTCCTGATGTATCAGGGGCTATTGCCACCTCCACCGCAGCGGTTGATCCAGGCCGGCGCGGAATACCGGGTCGAGTACGATGCCCCGCTTAACCGGGCGATGAAAGCCGAGCAGGCCAGTGGCGCCATGCGTACATTCCAGTGGGCAACGGAGATGGCCGCGCAGATGCAGGATCCGTCGCTGCTCGATGTCTTCGATGGTGACGCAATGATCACCGATATCGCGGACATCAACGGTGTTCCATTCAAGTACCTTCGCGACCCGGATACTATCGCGCAGATACGCCAGGACAGGCAGCAGCAACAGGCAGTTCAGCAGATCACCCAGGCACTGCCGGGTATGGCCGCCATGGCCAAGGCATCGAGCCCAAAGGGAACGAGTCCTGTCGGCGGGCAGCCTGAAGGAGCTTAGTGAGCAGTCTGATCGAGCAAGCACGTGATTTTCTTTTCCGCAGGCGCACCGCTTACGTCAAGACGTTTCTCAATCCCTTCGGGGACGAAGTGCTGCGCGACCTGGCGAAGTTCTGTCGCGCGCACGCAACTACTTTTCACGCTGATCCGCGACTGCACGCAGCGGCTGAAGGCAGGAGGGAAGTTTTCCTGCGGATAGCCCATCACCTCAACCTTTCCGAAGACGAACTCTGGCGACTCTACGGAAACAACTCCGCACCAGTAAGGAACCCAAATGAGTGAATCGACCTCCGCGACTCTCGTAAGCGGGCAAGGTGATGGCACGACCGCTGCCGCAACCACCGCGACTGCAACCACCGCGACTGCAACAACCACTACAACCGCAGCGGCGACAACCACGACTGCGCCGACATTCGCCTGGATGCCGAATGCCGATGAGACAACCGTTGGCTACATCCAGAACAAGGGATGGAAGGATCCTGCACAGGTTCTCGACGGATACAGGAACCTTGAGAAGCTGTTGGGCGCCGATCGCGCCGGCAACACTGTGATCATCCCCAAGCACGATGCCGCACCGGAAGAGATGGGCAAGTTCTTTGACCGGCTCGGGAGGCCCGCGGATGCGAGTGGTTACAAGATTCAGATGCCTGAAGGTGGAGATGCCGAGTTCGCCAAGACCGCTGGTGCATGGTTTCACGATCTCGGCTTATCTGAAAAACAAGGTAATGCTCTTGCACAAAAGTGGAACGATTACGCCGCTTCTGCAAAGACTACGGCGGATCAACAGGCTCAGGCGCGTTTTCAGACGGAAGACGCCTCGCTGAAGGCCGATTGGGGCCAGGCTTACACCCAGAATGTCGCACAGGCGCAGGCGGCCACTCGCGGGCTCGGTGTCACCAAGGAGCAGATCGACAACATGTCTGCCTCGATGGGCCACAAAGCCACGATGGAGTTCTTCCAGAAAATCGGCGCACGCATGGGTGAGGGCTCGTTCGTGACCGGCGACAAGACGCAGCAGTTCTCGAACGTCATGACGCCAGGCCAGGCGAAGGCTGAGATCCAGACCCTGCGCTCCGACAGGGCATTCACTGCCAAGCTTCTTTCCAAGGATGCCGAAGCCAGCCAGCGCTGGACCCAGCTCCACCAGTGGGCATTTCCGGAGGACAGCAAGTGACCGACCCGGAGATCAGGCTGAAGTGCATTGAGCTTGCCATGGAGCAGGCTAAACGTGAGCAAAAGCATGGGAATAGGCAGGCTATTGCGGAAATCACATCGTATTTGTATAATCTCACGCAGGGAAACGGGAACTCTGCCGTTGGTGAACAACCTACGGTCGGCAAAACCAACGGGGTAGTCAACGGCAGGGTAAAAAAGCCAGGAGCGGACAAGTCAGTCTTCGACTGACCCTGCAATTCTGGTCCGGAACCGAACAATTCGGCCCTCCAGTGATGGAGACAAGCCAGGTGATGTGGCGCCTGAAGCCACAAAGCTAACTGGTTTGAATTCACCTGGAGGGCAAGAACATGTCGGTTAACGTAAACGTTGCATTTGTCCAGCAGTACGCGACAAATATTGCCATGCTGCTCCAGCAGCAGGGCTCGCGTCTGAGGGGTGCGGTGCAGGAGCAGTCCTTCGTAGGCAAGGCTGCTTCGATGGTTGAGCAGTTCGGCGCCGTGTCGCCGGTTCGCAACCAGTCTCGCCACTCGGATACTCCACTCATCTCCACGCCGCAGGACAAGCGCTGGGTTTACCCCAACGACTATGACTGGGCGGATCTCATCGATCAACAGGACCGTCTCCGTATGCTGATCGACCCCAGCGGTCCCTACACCCAGGCCGGCGTTATGGCCATGGGCCGCGCGATCGACGACGAAATCATCTCTGGCTTGCTGAACGCCAACAACACTGGCGACAACGGAACGACTGCGACGACTACGTTGTATGCGTACAACTCGAATTCACAAAGCGTTGCCGACAGCACCGGTGGCTCTAGCGCGTGCGGATTGAATATCGCCAAGCTTCGTGCTGCGAAGAAAATCCTCATGACGGCCGATCTGGATGTGGACAACGACCAGTTGTTCATGGCGATTACGGCCAACCAGCATGACCAGCTCCTGAACGAAGCGCAAGCGGTTTCTCTCGACTACAATGATCGTCCGATCCTGGTCGAAGGCCGCATCCGCGCCTTCATGGGCTTCAACTTCATCCACTCAGAACGCATCCCCGGTGGCGCGAACTTCAACACCGCCATCAATCCGGCGATTGCATCGGGCGGCTCGAACGGCCAGTACACCACCGGCTCTCGCTACCTGGTTCCGTTCTGGGCGAAGTCCGGATTGGCACTGGGCATGTGGAACGACATTCAGGCGTCAGTCGATCGTCGCCCTGACAAGCGCAACTCCTGGCAGGTTTACGTCACCGGCACGTTCGGTGGCACACGGCTGGAAGAGAAGCGCTGCGGCGTCATCAACTGCGTATAGCTAACCTGCCCGGTCTAATCGCCGGGCAGCGCTTCAAAAATTCTGAGAACGGAGACGGCCCATGGCTGCTTATCTTTCAACTGAACTCGGCGGTTCCGCAAACCAGACTTCGGCCCCGGTCGGCTACAAGCCGCGGGCAACGGTCTATGGCGCCCGCTTGAAGAGACTGCGCGCGAGTTTCGTTTACAACTCGCAGGCCACCACAGACACCTTGGTCGTAGGCAATCTGCCGGCTGGCGCGACGTTCGCGTTCGGCGTTCTTACGGCTGATACCTCGTCCGGAACAACTACCCTGGCCATCGGCACTGCGGCTTCAAACGCCAAGTACAAGGCTGCGGCTGCTTTCACGACTACCGACACGCCGACCATATTCGGCAAGACGGCAGTGGTGGGAGCTGCGGACCCCGGCCTTACGGCTGAAGAGCAGGTTATCGTGACGCTGGCTGCGGCTGGAGCGCCGGCTTCCGGCAACCTGGTGGTTGATCTCTACTACAGTATGCCCAACTAGTTTGGGGAATCGGGAAGGGACCGGGGAGACTCGGTCCTGACCTCGAAAGGGAGGGTGTGCCGTGGCGAACAACTACTACGGTGTCAATGTATCAGACAACGAATATCAAGCGGCTTCCTCCACTTCCTCAAGCACCAGCAAGGATGTGGAGATCGTCGTCAACAACACAAACGTTACGAGCCGTGAGGCTGCACTTCTCTGCATTGAGAAGCTGTGGAACTTCATCCTCCGCTCGAATTGGCCTCTGTAGCAGTGCGAAAGCTGGGCCTCCTGAGAAGGGGTGAATAGGATGTCAGTGCGCCGAGCGGATGATAACAGCTACACCCTCGCTACCAATGCCTCGGCAACGGGAAGCGGCGTCAACATTCGGGGTGGCGAGTACATGTTCTGCGTTGACGGAACGGTAGGCGGAGCCACCGTGAGCTTGCAGTTTCTGCTCCCTTCGGGGCAGTGGAGTGTTGTGAGCGTCTTCAACAGTTCAGCGGTCCAATCAACCACCTTGCCTTATGCGCAGACAGCAATCGATCTTCCGGCCGGCCAGGTTCGCCTGGGTGTCGCCAGCGGAACACCGTCTGGTCTGAATGCGTCTCTTGTAGGACTCGGTTAAAGAACGGGAGTGGCCCATGGCGCAATCGCAAACGGACATTTGCAATAGCGCCCTACTCCGCGTAGGCGCGGCAACGATCATGGACATCAGCGACAACTCGCGCGAGGCGCGGGCTTGCGCAGTGAACTTCGATTCCAATCGTCGCGCCGAACTCCGCAAACGTGCGTGGAATTTTTCGATCAAGCGTGTTGTTCTTGCTCCCAGCTCAGTCACTCCCAACTTTGAATACCAGTACGCATTCCCGCTGCCCGCGGACTGTATCCGCGTAGTTCTTCCAAAGAATGACCCGTTCCTGGATTGGTCCGTAGAGGGAAGGCAGATCCTAACCAACCTCATGCAGTCTCCGTACCTCGGTTGTGGCGCGCAGCCCGCCGTTACGGGACCGGCGCTCTTTCTTCGCTACGTCTCCGACATTGTTGATTGTACGCAGTTCGATCCGCTGTTTTACGATCTGCTCTGCATTGCACTGGCGTGCGATCTTTGCGAGCCGCTGACTCAGTCGAATCAGAAAAAGCAGCTCCTGAACGCTGAGTATAGGGATGCGCTCGACGCGGCAGCGAAGGCGAAAGCGTTTGAGATGCTTCCGCAGACTCCTGTTGAAGATGACTGGGTGCTCGCGAGGGTGCGGTAATGCCGCGCGCATCGTGGGTCCAAACCTCGTTTAACGGTGGCGAATGGTCGCCGCTGGCGCAGGGTCGCGTCGATATTGCCAAGTACAAGAACGGCCTGGCACTCTGCCAGAACTACGTTCCGTTGGTGCAGGGTGCTTTGACCAGGCGGCCGGGAACACGGTTCGTCGCCGAAGTCAAAGACTCCAGCAAGCCTGTGCGCATGGTGCGTTTCGAGTTCTCGATCTCCCAGGCTTACCTGCTCGAGTTCGGCCAGGGATACATCCGGTTCTTTACCAATGGTGGACAACTGTTAAGTGGCGGAGTTCCCTACGAGGTCACGACTCCTTACGCTGTTTCGGATCCGGACGAACTCTGGGACTTGTCGTTCGCGCAATCTGCCGATGTGCTCTACATTGCGCATCCGAATTATCCCCCTGCAAAGTTGCAGAGACTCGGCGCTACCAGTTGGACTCTGGCTGGCATTGTTTTTCAGGACGGGCCGTTTCTCCCGTTCAACACGACAGCCACAACACTGACTCCATCCAGCACCACAGGGACGGTTACGGTTGTGGCTTCCGGAACCACGGGCATCAATAAAGGTTCGGGATTCCAGGCTTCCGATGTTGGCCGGATGCTACGCATCAAAACTGGTGGCGTGTGGTTGTGGGGAACGATCGCGAGCGTGGTAAGCACGACACAGATCACGTGGGCTATTGCACCGCCGATTGGAGCGCAACTTCCGGCGACAGCGCAGGCGATCGCCAACGTTTCTGCCGGCAGCGTGTTCGGTGTGACCGTTACTGATGGTGGATCCGGTTACGGCGCGAGCCCGCCTGCAGTTACGATTTCCGGTTCTGGCAGCGGTGCGATCGCTTTCGCTTCGGTCACCAACGGCGTTGTAACATCCGTGACCATGTCTGTGACCGGAACGGGGTACGGTTCGGCGCCTACGGTCATCATCGACGCTCCTACACCGATCGTTCCGAGCACGACTACGTTCTGGCGTTTAGGACTCTGGGGACCGGGTAATTACCCTGCGTGCGTCTCGTTCAACCAGGACAGACTGGTGTGGGCTGGTTCCTCGGTAGACCCTAGCCGGGTCGATGGGTCGAACGTCTCCGACTACGAGAACATGGCGCCGACCCAGATCGATGGTACGGTGGTTGATTCGAACGCCATCGGCTTCAGTCTGAATGCCAGCACGATGAACACGATCCGCTGGATGGTGTCGGATGAGTGGGGGCTGCTCTGCGGCACTGCCGGTGGAGAATGGGTTGTGGCGCCGAGCAATTTGCAGCAGGCGATTACACCCACGAATATCAACGCGAAGCAGACAACGAGTTACGGTGTAGCCCCAGTGGCCGCCATTCGCGTGGGCAAGAGCACCCTGTTTGTCCAGCGCACTGGGCGCAAGTTGCGCGAGATGACGTACCAGTATGTCATCAACACCTTCCAGGCTCCGGATATCTCGCTTGTATCCGAGCACCTGACCGAGACGGGGATCAAGCAGATTGCCGTGGCGTTGGCCCCGCACCAGCAGCTTTGGCTTATCCGCAATGACGGAATGCTGGTCGGTATTGCGTATGACAAGGATCAGGAGTGCGTCGGCTGGCATCGGCACACTATCGGCGGTTCGGCTGTAGTAGAAAGCATTGCCGCAATTCCGTCATCCGATGCGACGCGAGATGAACTCTGGCTGGTGGCAAAGCGCACGATCGATGGCGTGACGAGGCGCTACGTCGAGGTAATGACGAAGTACTGGGAAGACGGGGACCAGGTTAAGTACGGAGTGTTCCTTGACTCAAGTGCTCAATATGACGGTCCACTCACCACAACTGTTACAGGTTTGACGTGGCTCAAGAACACGGTGGTCGGAGTTCTTGCCGATGGGGCGACTCATCCAGACTGCACCGTGGATGGTACAGGTCAAATTACTTTGACCCGGCAGGCCAGTGTGGTGCAGGTAGGTCTGAAGTATTCAAGCAATGGGAAGACGCTGCGCATCGAAGCCGGTGGCGCAGATGGGCCGGCGCAGGGTAAGTACAAGCGCATTCATCGTGTCATCTTCCGGTTCTTCCAGACGGTTGGACATACGTTGACCACGATGGTAAACGGAGTTCCTGCTATCCCTGAGCCATTCAGAGATTCATCAATGGCCATGGATCAGTCGGTTGGGTTATTCAGCGGTGACAAGCGCTGGAGTTACGAAGGCTCTTACGACTTGGAAGGTCAGGTTTCATGGCAGCAGGATGATCCACTCCCCAGCAACATAACGCTGCTGGCAGCACAGCTCGAGACACAGGACGGTGGATGAACGTAGTGCCTTACAAAGCGGAACATCTCCTGGCCATGCAATTGCAGCCTGGGCAGGCGCATTACTCTTCGTGGGTCACGGAGGAGTACGCGAAATCGCTTGAAAGCCAATATGCCTTCACTGCCCTGGTCGAGGATTACCCGATGCTGGTCGGTGGCGTGGTCGAGTTATGGGAGAACCGGGCGCTGCTCTGGTCGTTCATCGATCGCCAGGCGGGCAAACATTTCGTCGGCATCCATCGTGGCGTACTTCAGTTTCTTGATATGCTCCCATACCGCCGCATTGAAGCCGAATGCGATTGTGATTTTGCACAGGGTCATCGGTGGTTGAAGAAGTTGGGATTTGAACTTGAAGCCAAGCGGATGCGCGCATTCCGTGTGGATGGTGGAGACAGCGCACTTTACTCGAGGGTGAAATAGCATGGCGCCGATTCTTGTGGCATTGCCGCTGATCATGACCGCAGCCTCATCTGCGACCGCTGCTATCGGCGCAGTGCGGTCTGCGCAGGCGCAGCAGGCGAGCGCTAACTACAACGCTGAGATTGCGAAGCAGAATGCCGATGCGGCTCGGGCTCAAGGTGAGGCTGCCGTGCAGGCGCAGCAGCGTGATGCCCAACGGAAACAAGGTTCGGCTATAGCTACTTTCGGTGCGGCGGGAGTCGATGCGTCAACCGGATCTCCGTCAGATGTTCTAGCGGACAGCACGCGCGAAGCCACGCTGGATTCCATGACCACTCGTTACAACTATCAGCTTCGGTCCCTTGGATACAGCGACCAGAGTCAGCTCGATACCGCGCAAGGTAAGAACGCGATGTCTGCCGGCTGGGTGAACGCGACATCGGACATTCTTGCCGGGGCTACCAAGTTCTACGAGTACGGGCAGGACACATACGGTTGGGGAAAGAAGCCAAATGCCTCGAATTGACACATATACCGACCAGGCACTGCCGCAGGGTGGCGTTAACGCGCAGTCCAACCCTGCTGACTTCGGCGCGCAGATGGGGCAAGCCTGGCAGAACATGGCTGATGCCGTTCAAGGTGTCGGTGAGCAAGTCCAGCGCTTCAACGATACCGAAGATGTGACCAACGTCCACGTCAACATGGCGAAAGCCCGGGCCGAGTGGACGAAAACGATGCAAGATCGCGCCAACCAGGCGCAGCCCGGGGATGACACTTTCGCGCCAACGCTCATGAAGGATATGGGCGACTACTTCCAGAAGTTCGGTGATTCTGTAAAGACGCGAGCTGGCCGGAAGGCATTCGACGTTTTATCCGCGAACATGGTTTCGGAGTTCGGTGTTCGCGCTATCGACATACAGGGTGACCTGGCCGCCAGGGATGCGGTCAACAAAGCTGATCTGCTCGAGAAGTCTGTTGGGTCTACGGTGTTTCAGGATCCTTCGCAGCTTACTACCGCGATAGCGCAGGGCAAAGCGGCAATCGATGACCCGAACGGGATGTTCGCGAGAGTCCCGCAGACTACGCGCGACCAGTTCAAAATAAAACTTGAGCAGCAGGCTAACTGGGCTGCGGCTAAGGGATACGTGCAGAACCATCCGGAGCAGGTTCTCGCGTCGATGGATCCGACCGTGCTTGCAGAGTTTCAGCCGGCGTGGAAAATCATTGATGCGGGCAAAGCCCCCGGTGGCGTGGTTACGGTCAGTGATGCAACAAAAGCTATCGCTCCGCAGGCAGTGACTGCCGCTGCCCAGAAAGGCGTAAACCCGAACATCCTTCTGGCGCAACTGGACACGTCGAGCGCTCCGAATCCAACACAGCAAGCGGCTTCCCTGTCTGCCCTGTTATCGAAGTATGCCGGCGATTACACGAAAGCGGTGGCTGCCTCGAGCATCGGTGCTCCTGCTCTTGATCAGATTCTCTCCCGTTGGGGAGACGGATGGCAGGCTCATTTGCCAACGGATGCTTCCGACTACGTTCAGCGAGTCATGAAGAGTTCGGGCATGGTCGCTGACCCTAATGCGCAGCCGGTGGCCGTGCAACCCGTTCAGCCTGTAAGCAGAGCATCGGTTGATTCTTCCCTGCCCTTTCTTAAGAACCTGTCTTTTGAGCAGCAGGATCAGATCGTCGGTGACGCAGTTCAGCTACAGAACATGCGGATGTCCATGGCGCATCGGGCGCAAGAGGACGCTGATTACCAACTCAACAAGAAGCGCGATCTTGTTACCGATGGGTTCATGCAGCGCATTATCGATCCCAAAACTCACGGTGGTACGCCGACAGACCGAGAGATCGTGGACGATCCAACGCTTTCATGGCAGGAGAAGCAGCACCTGGTCGATTACAAGATGCAGCGCTCGCGTGAGTTGAACGACGCTGCGAACAGATCGCATCCCGGTGAAGTACGGCGCCTGCTGTTGCAGATTCACGCTGCCGATACCGATCCGACAAAGACTTACAACATGGACCCGGTGATGGACAGCCTTCGCCGTGGTGGAATCTCCGGTAGTGAGTACGCCTTTCTGCGCCAGGAAGTCGAGCAGATGCGGGACGGAACCGGCAGCAATTTTGGGAAGCTGATACAAAGCGCGCGAGAGAAAGCCTACGGCACGTTCGTGCGCTCCTTTGAAGCTACCCTGCCCGGTGGCGCAACCCAGGCGAACGATGCTTACTATCGGTTCACGGTTGATCTGAACAACGCGATCGACGCGAAGCGCCGGGAAAATAAAGACCCAAGTGTTCTTCTAACTCCGGGTTCCAGCGAATACCAGCTTTCTCCGGAGAACCTGCAACGCTATTGGCCGAACGCCGCATCGCTCATGGCGCAGCAAGCCCACAAAACAGTTAACACCACGAACCTTCCAACCATGGCGCAGTACGCCAACTTGAAGAAAGGGGACTCGTACCTGGACGACCGAGGGAACGTACGAGTGAAACAGTGATATGGGTTGGCAGGATGATCCGATCGTAACGCCGGCAACCGGAAGTTCACCGCATCCGTGGGATAACGACCCCATCGTCTACTCTCCATCCGATTCCGGCTATCACCCGAAAGCAGCCAGCAGTCTGCTCGATTACGCGCAAGCTGGGTGGCAAGGATCAGCCACAGGCTTGTGGATCAGGGGCAAGTTGCCTGACGTGGTGCTCGATCCGCAGCACAGCAAGTGGTACGAGAAACTGGCCGCCAGCGCAACGCAGATGGCATCCGAGCTTCCGGAGATGATTACCGGCGGGCTGGCTGGTGCGGCTGCCGGTGGGGCTGCTGGCTCAGAAGTTCCAGTGGTCGGTAACGTGGTCGGCGCAGCGGTAGGTGGCGGGGCTGGAGCATTCGCAGTTCCGACCGCGATCCGCACAGCGTTGGCCCAGGCTTACGAGTCAAAGCAGGCAGTGAACTCCGCAGACTTTCTCTCGCGCGCCAAGATCGTTCTGAAGGCGACGGGAAAGGATGCGCTGATCGGCGCACTCACAGGTGGAGTTGGAAAGGCTGCCAAGTTAGCCACCCCGCTCATCGGTGAGACGGGTGTGAAGGTAGCAACCCCCCTCGCAGAACTCGGCACGATCACGGTTGCGCCGGCAGCGCTCGAGGGTCGCTTACCTGAACCTGAAGACTTCATGAATGCCGCCATTCTGATGGTTGGGTTCAAGAGTGCAGAACTGGCAGCCGGTCGCCTGCGCAACGTGTACGCGAAAACAGGAATTCGGCCAGAGCAGGTATTGTCCGATGCGCAGAAGAATCCGGAGATCGCACAGGATCTGACCGCTGCGCCTGAGAAGTTGATGGACGCGCTGGATGCCGCACCGGAAGCTACACCGGAAGAAAAGGCTGCGGGAATGGTCGGCGAAATTCCCCGTGCCTACGACGATGCCGCACGCGAAACCAATGCGGAGGATGCCGTCTCCGGTGAGAAGCTTAAATCAGTCGTAGAGCAACCCTTCGGCCCGGTGACTCAGGTTGCCGGGGAACCCGCACGCCCAACCGAAGTCAATTACAACTACATCAACACGCCGGATGACGCGAATGCTGCGATGTCCCGGTTGTCCACAGTTTACGAATCAGAAATCCAGACTCAACGCCGCGGGACGGTGACGTGGGAGCAGACGCAGCATGAAGCCGGGGCATGGATTGCTGACCAGCTCGGCTCGACTGAACCCTTCCAGCCACGCGAACCCGGCACTCCTGCAGGCGCAGCGGAGCTTTTGGCGCGCAAACAGATGCTGCAAGGTGCTGCCGAAGACATGGCCACCAAGGCGCGCGCCTTTCTGGAGACGCCTGAAACTGAGCGGACTCCGGAGCAGACAGCCGAGTTCCTGGCCAGCATTGATCGTGCAGCCATGATCCAGGCTGAATTCCTCGGCGCGAGAGCTGAAGCCGGTCGCGCGCTCAACATCCTTAAGGAAACGAGAGTTGCCGCAGAACGCGCGCAGCAGATCCGCGATCTGATCTCCCGGTTCGGTAAAAAGCCCGAACAACTGGCGGCCATGCTGGCTGAGATCGATAACCCTGCCGGCGCTCTCAGGTTTGCCAAGGATGCGGTAAAGGCGACCACGTGGGACAAGATGATCGAAGTGTGGAAGGCCGGATTGGTATCCGGTCCTGTGACGCACGTCGCCAATGTTTTGAGCAACGTTTCGTTTGCGGCTATGCGCCCGGTGGTCGATGCCGTGGCTGCGGGCTTCAACGTGGTAGGGCGTTCTGCTGAAGGCGCCCATTACATGGAGCCATTCGCGCGCATTGTCGGCAATCTGCAGGGAGTGATGGACGGTCTGCGGGGCGCGCGGGACGCTTTTATGACGGATGTCAACGTCCCCGGTAAAGCAGAATCGGGTGGCGCAATCCCCGGCAGACTGGGCTACGTCATCCGGACTCCTTTCCGCGCACTGCAGGCGATGGACGTTGTATCGCGCTCGATGGCTGAAAGCGGCGAAGCCTATACGATCGCTACTCGCCAGGCTGCGAAGGAAGGGCTCAATCCTCTTTCAAGAGAATTCCGCGAGCGTACAGCCGAACTAGCAATGAACGGTCTTTCCGCCGCGCAGGCTGAATTCGCTGAGAAGGAAGCTGCGCGCCTGGTCTTCCAGGCTCCGTTGGGCGAACCGGGCCGAGCGGTCCAGAACTTCGTCAAGCAGTGGCATCTCGAGTGGGCTGTGCCCTTCATCCGCACTCCGCTCAACATCTTCAAAGAAATGGCTCGCCTGTCGCCGGCAGCCCCGGTGGTCGGTGAGTGGCGCGAAGCTGTGGGAAAAGGTGGATCAGAAGCGCAAAGGGCGTTCGCTGAAATGGCCGTAGGCACTGCGATCTCTGCCATGGCGTCGAGCTGGGCAATGTCCGGAAACATCTCGGGCGCCGGTGATCCGGATCCAAGCAAACGCCGCGCCATGCAGGCATCAGGCTGGCAGCCGTATTCGATCAAGATCAACGACAAGTGGTATTCGTACCAGCGTCTTCAACCCGTGGGCTCGCTGATCGGGATGTCTGCCGATATGTCCGAAGCCTGGGAGTACATGAGCGAAGGCGAGCGTGACAAGTTGCCGAAGATCCTTGCCACCGCTTTCTCGAATGCCGTGACCAGCCAAACCTTCCTGTCAGGCATGACAACGCTGGTTCAGGTGATGGCTGATCCCACACGCTACGGTCCTACCTTCCTGAATCAGCTCGCCGGCTCCGTTGTTCCTGCCCTGGTCGGACAGACAGCGCAGCTTACAGATCCATACGTTCGGGAAATCAACAGCGTCAGGGAAGCGATTCAGAACCGGATCCCCGGCCTGCGTGAGAAGCTGATGCCCAGTCGGGATATCTTTGGCGAGCCTGTTGCCAATCCGGATCGGGTTGGGGGCATATCTCCCATCACGGAGAAAACCATCTCCAACGATCCGGTGCGGCAGGAAGCAGCACGGCTCGGGGTGGGTAACCCGGAGGCGCCGAAGTCGGTACATCTGCCGTCCAAGGGTGACAACAAGATCGGCCAGGTCCAATTGACTCCGGAGCAGCGGGACGTATTCGGCACGGAATCCGGCCAAATGGCGCACGAACTGCTCGGAACCATCATGTCATCTTCCGGTTACGCCGAGATGCCTGACTACTTCAAGACCCAGGTTTTCAAGCAGGTATTCGAGAAGGCGAATTCGTGGGGAAAGTACAAGGCTCTTCCCGAAGCCGAGTTGCAGTCGGAATCGGAGCGGATCATCACGGCGATTCAGCAGAAAATGGGTGAGGCTCCGCACGTCCAGTAGGTTGTGGAAATCTAAACGTGTTGCGATAATGTAAGCGCACGGGAATGAGGTAAGATGACTGTCCAAAGTGAAGTATCTCGCGCAGACTACACCGGAAACGGGGCTACGACCTCTTTCCCTGTGCCGTTCTACTTCCTCCTCGATACCGACATCTCGGTCTTTTTGCAGGACAACAGCGTATACCCACCCAATATCCGCCCGCTGCTCCTTTCGGATGAATACGCGGTAATCGGGGCCGGCAGCGGGACTGGCGGTTCGATAACGCTGATACCGTCGCTCACGTTTCCCATTCCGAGCGCGCAGCAAAAGCTTACCATCACGCGCAGCGTTTCTTTTACCCAGCTTCGCGAGTACGTTCCTAACGATCCGTTTCCAGCCGCAAGCCATGAACAGGCACTCGACAAGCTGACGATGGGTGTCCAGCAGCTCAGGGAGCAGGTTGACCGGGCAATCAAGATTCCCGTCACGGACTCATCGACCGAAACGCAATTGGCGGATGCGGCGACCCGCGCCGGGAAAATGTTGGTGTTTGATGCAAACGGAAACCTGTCGCTGATGGCACCGGCTCCAGGCCGCGGCGTTCCTGGTCCGCAGGTAGCGGCTGGAGTAGTGGACGGCAGCAATAACGTCTTCACCTTCCTGGCCTCGTCCGGATCTCCTCCAGTTCCGATGGTATTTGCCGGGGGTGTTTTCCAGACACCGTCTGTCGATTATTTAATCCCGGTGGTAAATGTCGGCGGCAGCGTATGGCAGATCACCTTTATTAGCGCTCCCATCAATGGACCGATCACCGTAGCGTTGTTTGCGTAGGGAGGATCATGAAAAAGTCAGGACTCATTTTTGTACTCGTTACTGCGGTAATGGCAACAGCGCAGACACCGCAATACTTGCCTAAATCTGGCGGATTATTGAACGGTCCACTTACCTCCGCGTCTTACGCGCTCGGCGCGAATGAATCAAACACACCCTGGTCGGGCGTATTTCAGTCGGCGGCATCTGCTCCGGTAACGCTGCTCGTGCTGGGAGACTCCATCAGCCAAGGCTCAGGAGCGACTCCATCCAATGAAAGCGGATGGGCGAACCAGTTGCAGTTATATGGCGACTTGCAGCGCGCATTCCCCGGTGTGACGCCCAACTATTACAGCAACAAGGGCGGCATGTGCATGATGATGAACGGCGGAAATTCCAGCTGCAGTCCGAGCACAACGGGAACCTGGACTGGAGTCCCCGGAGCGATCTATCAAGCCTCACCGACGCTAATCTATAGCATCGGCAAAGCGACCGCGTCAGCGACGGCCTGTCTGCCTACATACACGACTACTTGGGTCGATACGGTGACGCTTTATTACTACACCTATACGAACAGCGCTGCCTGGACGGTTACTGTAGACGGCAGCACAGTGGGAACCTACGGCGGTAGTACGACCGGGTCGCTTACGCCCGCCGCTGCGGTAACCGTAACGCTGACGCCGAACGGAACGGGGCATACTGTTTGCGCTGTCGCGCCTGCTTCCGGCTATCTCTATTTGTTTGGATTCAACATAACGGCGGGAACAACGGGCGTCAGGTTGTGGAACGCCTCGATTGCTGGAGCCGCTACTTCCGCATATAGCTATGACACGAGTTGGATGACCTGGTTACCGGCGAAGGTTTCCTCACTGATCGCGCTTGGACAAAACGATGGGTGGTCCAGCACTTCCGCGATCACGGCTAACCTCAACACAATCGTGACTGCGTTAATGGCGAAGAATATCCCTGTGGGCGGTATCATCTCCGAACCGCCAAGTGGACAGACGACAGCGATGGACTCAGTGGTCAACGGGGTGACTCAGTGGTATCAGTCCAAGGGCATTCCCGTCGTTAGTGTCTGGAATAAATGGGGAACCTACACAGCCGGAAACACTCAGGGCCTCTATTTGGACACGATTCACCCGACAACACTTGGGCACACAGATATAAAGACGCAGGTAGAGGGAGCATTACTACCGGGGTTGGGCGCTGCGATCGCCACAAATTCGACGCCGACGCTCATCAATATGACTCCGTCCACAACGATGATCTGGCAGGGACTAATTCCGATATGGAAATGGTCATGGCCGGGCGTGGGATCATTGCAGCTCCAGATTCTTGGAAACGGTTCGAGTAACTTGACCGCTTCGGCTGGCCTTCAGATCAACACCGATGGTTTTAGTCTTTACAGGGCTGATGGGACCACGCAAAGACTCTATCAAGATGCAAACGGAAATTTGACGTTGTACGGAACCGGTCCCGCACCGAACCTTACGCTTAATAGCTCTTACGGAACCTTCACTCAGCAGATTCTCGGAAACGGCATGACGCAGCTAACCAGCGGCGGCAATGGAATCGCTTTTGTTTACAGCGATGGCCAGAAAATGTCGTTTACAGCGGGGAATCTGTGGGTCGGAACAGGCGGATCGTACAACACCCCGGCCTACCTGCTGACCGTTGGTACCGGCAACTCCTACGGCATCGATAACAGCGGCAACGTACACATGACCGGCTACTACTCGGGAGCCACGGCGGGCGTGACCTGCACCGGAACCCCGACTGCTAGCTTTGCTTCCATTCTCGGAATCGTCACACATTGCTAAAGGAGCATCATTTTGAAACTCGCAATCGCATTGCTTGTGATGGCATCGACTGCTTTAGCCCAGGACAACGCGCCGAAGCCGCCTCAAATCACAGACGCGCAGAGAGCGCAATATTGGCGGGCGCAGGCCGAGGTGCTGGCTGCGCAGACAGCAGCCCAACGTGCAGCTCAAGCGTTCGAGGTTACGCTCAAGGGGCTTCAGGAATATTGCGGCCCAACGCAGGAACTGCAATCAGTCAACGGCGAGCCATTTTGCAAGCTGAAGAAAACCGAAGCCAGCAGTGCCGCTCGCTGATTCGAGGATGGCGTGAGTCACGCCAACAGCTTCGGCTCGATATGACTGGCCACCAGGTTAATAGCCTCGGTGGCCGAGTCTTCCATCAGCCAGGCGTAAACCTTCGTGGTCTGAGCGTTGGTGTGGCCCAGCATCTGCATCACCTGTTCCAGCGACACCATTCCTGTTGAGAGCGCCACGCTGGCGAACGTCCTGCGCAGATCGTGCAGATGGAGATCGGGGAGATTCTCCTCTCGGCAGATCGTGTGCCAGAGCGTCTTCGGTGTCTGGATGCCGGTGATGGTTCCGTTGGTTCGCGGAAGATAGGTGTGGATCAGTTCGAGTGCCGGTGGCGGCAGGTAGATGATCCTGGCATAGCCACCGTCATCGGTCTTGTGCTCATCGAGCAGGATCCGATTGCCGTGAATGTTGTCCCAGCGTGTATGCGCGATCTCGCTCTTGCGAGCCCCGGTAAACAGCAGCAGCAGAATGAATGCAGCTCCAGCGGTGTGCTGCCCGTCCAGATCCTTCCGCAGCCGCGTCACCATGCGCGCCAGTTCCTCACGGCTGGCCTTGCGCCTGCGCTTCGTCTCCTTGTTACGGCGAACTCCCTTGCACGGGTTGCTGCCTTCAAACCATTGCAGTGGCCGATGCGCAAAGTTGAACATTACGGACAATTCGGCAAGCACCTGGTTGGCTTCGATCGGGCCGTGGTCTTTGGTTACGGCTTCGTGGAAGTTGCACACGTGGGGAAACTGGACCGACGATATCTTCTCCCTGCCGAACTCAGGTTCGATCAGATTCGCCCAACGGCGCCGGTACTCTGGCGCGGACTTGTTCCTGCTGGCATGACGCTTCCAGAACTCAACCCACAGATCTGCCATGGTGGGCTCGTCCCTCTTGCCTTCCAGAACGGCCACCGGATCGCCGCCGAGAGCGACATCAGCCAGCATCTTTTTGGCAGTAGCACGTGCCTGGGTGAGAGTGATTATTCCGTAATCTCCAAGCTTCGGCCGGCGTTCTTTTCGACTCTTGGTGCGAAAATAAAGGTAGAAGGATTTCCGCTTTGTGAAGACATGCAGACTTAGCCCGGGGACGGTTTCGTCGCGCAGAATGTCGCCTGGTTTTGCGTCTTTGACGCGAGCCTCTGATAAAAATTTAGTGGACTTCGCTAGTCGCATATTGGTCGCACTCGGGCTCGCTAGTCGCAAATCTGTCGCTGTCGAGGATGAATTCACGTGATCCTCCTAGTTGCTAAGTGATTGAAATTATTACGAACGTGATTATGCGTGAAGGGGCGTGAACATGTCAAGTATGAAACTGAATGAGATGCAAACTTTAGTTTAACTCTTTTGTTTTAAGATATTTAGAGTATTTCGATTTTCACACTGGTCGCACATTGGTCGCAGCGGATTACCTCAAATGTGCTACAGCTTCACCAATCGACCAGAACGGGACCATCTTGTGCTCGTCCGGATAGAGAACGATGCACGGGTACGCCGGGATGGTGAGCAGGCTGAAGTGGCGCTGGCCGTAGCCCGAGTGCGTATGCAGGCTGCCGGTGGTAATGGCAACGTGCATCTTGCCGCCTTCGTGGTACATGTCCAACTCTGGCGTATGCAGATCGCCCTGCAGAACGATATCCCTGTCCGGTGCTTCCATCCGGATGTAGCGCTTCGGGCCATGGACGCGCGAGTACATCGAGTTGCCGGCGAACTTGTGGTTCGACGCTACCTTGTATTCCTGCTTCCCTACTTTCAGCCGAACGTGTGCCAGGCCGTTGAAGTAGGTGGCGTGGCGACTGATCAGGTTCTTCAGAACGCTCGAGCCCGCAAGCTTTTCCTGGCGTTCAATACCGTGGTTGCTCCAGCCAGCCCACGCGATCTTGTGGTCAACTTCGCGGATCCACGCTTCGATGAATCGCTCTTGAATTTCAGGAGTGAAGATCTGTGATGTAACCTCGAGCACGCTGCGCAGCCTGATGGCGTGTTCTGTCTCGTCACCGAGCATCACCATGTAGAGGTTCGGTGTGTTGACGATCTCGTCGGTTATCTTGCAGAACAGACTGTAGTCGCAGCCCCATGCGCCAATGTGCTGGTCAGAAAACGTAGCCAGGATGATGGGCTTGCCGTCGCCGAGTTCGAATACCGCTTCTTCGTTCTGAGTGCGCGAGCCTTTTGCTTTAAGCTTCTGACCGTGCTGCGCCCATTCTGCCCATTCACGCCAGTCGAACTCTGCCTGCTTATGATTGACTGGAGTTACTATCGGGCGATCAAGTGGTCTGAATGCGCCTATCTTCGCGTACCTGTCAACGGTGGAAGGGTGAAGGCCGAGCACTGCGGCTATCGAACGGTGGCTGCGCCCTTGAGCCAACATGGAACGCACGTTTTCCTGAAGGTCGGTAGAAATTCTATGCCCTTGATCGGCCAATGTTCCTCCGGTCTACAGCTTTTCGATGAACTTCTCCGCTCCTGTTTTGATCGCTTCCTTCTCGGAGGCAACCTTGGCGTTAACACTGTCCGAGTACTTAACGCCGCAGTAAAACACCACTGCGTACGAGATCAGGAGCAAGCAGGCGATGCCGATGATATTCATGGTTCCTCCTTACGATTTGGCTGTCATTGCGTCGTGGGCCGCCGAAGATCCGAAGTAGTAGCTCACCACCTGAATCCATGCGGTCCCAAGAGAACCGACCATGATGTCGATGATCTTTTCCGAAGATGTGGGCATGACGTGGAAGATCATCAACGCTAGCAATCCAAAGAAACCGAGCGTGATGCTTATAGAGAGGATGGCAGGAAGACGGTCGCGCAGGGTCGTCTCCCTCTGGCGCGCATTGGCACGATCTTCGGCTGCGATCTTTTCTACGTCTTCCGCATATTGGAAGCCCATGGCCCGCATCTTTTCAGCGAAGTCATTATCCGCTTGCTTGAGCGCGAGGATCTGGTCCGGAGTTGCGCCAGCCACTGCTTCGGCAATCGCATCTGAGGTGGACGCTACGGGCTTGCCTACTGCCTTCGACACAGCATCGGAAGCCAGGGAGACAAGGGCCGGCACGTTGCCGGATGCCGCGGCGCCGATCCACGGGAGAATGGTTTTAACGAATCCGCCTACGTTCATGATCCCTCTCCTTACTGGTTCCAACCCTTCTTTTCGATCTGGCGCAGAAACAACCCGATAAGAATCCCGACTGCGACCAGTATCCCAACGAATACGATTCCGATGATCTTGAGGACTGCCATGGGATCCTTCCTTTACGCTTCAATCAGCGTTGAGTGATGATCGAGCAATGCCTTCATGGTCTTGCCGCCCTGGCCGTAGTTGTTGCCTGGCAGCGATGCCCAGACGTTGGAGCACGCGCGGATCGCCTGGTCAGTCTGACTGTTGGCGATAAGTGGCAGGGCTCCACGCTCTTTGATCTGCTGGAGTGCAACAGCATCCTGCGATGCCGGCGAGAAGTCGATGAGCCCAAGTTGCTCCCGGTAGATTTTCCAGTAGCGCAGCAGAAGCTGGTATCGGCCGGCGGCAGTCGAGGTCAGCAGCGGATTCCTGCGAATGACCTGCGGTTCCCTGCCTGCGGCAAACGGGTGATTGGCGAAGCTCGAGAAGACTTCCTGCCCGCGCACTCCGGTAACGATCACATCGTAGCCATTCCACTTCGTCAGCGGATGCGTGCTGGTCCCTTCCGACCAGGCGATGAGATCGAGGAATGCTTTCTGTTTAGGGTCCACACTATTTCCGATCGATACCGAGCCTTCCCTCGACGTGGGAGATTCGGCCTTCATGGTCGGTATGGCCGCCCTGCAGTTCCTTCACATCCGACTGCACGGCTTTGACCCATCCGACCAGGTCGCTCAACTGCTGTTTCATCATTGCCAGGATGGCTACACCAATGATTGCCTCGACAGCGATACTTAACCAAAACTGTCCGGAAAGGTCCACCGTCGATCCCCCATCCTATGGCGAATTCAGCAACGTGTTGGCATATCAACACTATTGTCCCGTGATTAAACCTTAGAGTCAACAGTGCTTTCCGCGGTACTCGAGTATGTGAAGCGCTGCTCGAATGCGGCCAGTTCCGTTTCGGGGTAAAGCACGCGACGGCCGAACTTGATGTAACGCGGGCCGCCACCGGCTGTACGCCAGTTGGCCAGCGTCCCCTTGGATACTCTGAGCCTCTTGGCTGCTTCTTCCGCTAACAGATTCACTGTTGTGTTTGCTCCTTCACGTTGGTTCACTGCATCAGTCCTTTCAGGGCTACTGCTTCCTGGTAAGCGAGGATGAATTCTTTAGCCGCTTCAACGTTGATGGCGTTGCCGTAGGCGCGCAGGCGTCCCACTCTGGAGGCAGCCCCATGAGCCAGCGGGAATGTGCCGGGTTCAACTGGCCGCCACTTTCCATCCCTGCAGAAGAGCCAGTCAGCAGCTCGCCAGATACCGTTAACCGGGCCGGCTGCGATGTCAGGCACAGGTCTACACACTTCCTGCTGCTGTCTGTGTTGCCCGCTTCGTTGTAGCCGTTCTGTGCCGGCGTCCCGGCCATCGGTGTTGGCCACCCCGCCAGATGTGTAATCCTGCCCAGCGTATCGTTGCGCAACTTGCCATCCTTGCGCACCGAACTGTTGTCCAGGTTCCCCGTATCCTTCCAATCCCTTGTTGTTGTTGTTGGCCAACCACTCAACGCTGCTGCTGCTGGTAGTCTGTCCGTCCCCTGCGATGGGCCGCCGTGGGGTCCGTCCTGACTGCATGGTGTCGGCCATGACGCGAGTTGCACTGCGGTCCCCAGCTTCATCAGGCCAGGAATCTTGCGGCCCTCGTCCTTGTGCCGCTGCTTCCGTGCCAGCACCGTCTCCAAGCTTTCGCCAGTCTCGACTGCATTCGGAGTCGGCCAGCCAGTATGCTCTGTCTCGGATGTGCGGAGCACCGATGCCCGCAGACGGGAACGGGAGACACCCGAAGGAGTAACCCAGCGCTTCCACGTCAGCTTGTACAAGGTCGATCCAAGTGTTCGCGTCCTTGCTCGCAACCTGCTCTCCAAGCACGACTGCAGGCTGGTGATAGGAAATGAGGTGGTTGAAGGACGGCCATAAGTGCCGCTCGTCAGAAGTCCCCGCTCTTTTGCCAGCCGCGGAGAAAGGTTGACAGGGACAAGAACCTGTCCACACGGGCTTATCATCCGGCCATCCTGCTCTGCGTAATGCAAGGGACCAGACTCCGACTCCTGCAAAGAAGTGACACTGGCTGTATCCATCAAGTTCTCCTGGCGTAATGTCTTCAATCGAACGCGAGTCAACAACACCGGGCGCAATGTGACCGGCATCTATCAGGTTGCGCAGCCACTGCGCTGCATATGGATCTAACTCGTTATAGAAAGCCGTCATTCCTCGCCCCACTGTTCGGTGTGTCCCACAAACGCATCCCAGTCCTCGCGCACCTTGTCGAGCGACGGGAACTCGTAGCCGTAATTCAGGTGGCCGTCTACCCTGATCTTTTTGTGCAGGATCGACGGGGCCATGGACTTCAGCTTCTTGCCGAATTCCACATCGGATTTGAGACGGCTCTTTATGTTGTGGCGCCGGGCCCAGGCTTCGAATGCGGTGCGTAGCCTATGGGTCGGCACAACGGTTGGCCATGCCCCACCGAAATCTCCGGAGGCAACCGAGCCTTCGGACAGGCAGTCGTGCCACCAGTTCGGCATCGGCTCCATGGTGGCTATCTTCTGGTCGAGCAGTGCCTGGGTCTGCGGTGCGCAGTTCACATCCACGGTTGAGAGATCGAAGTTGAGCAGGTAGCGCAGCAGATGACTATTGCCCCCACCGTCCAGGCCAACGCGCAGCTCCTCGAAATACTTCCGGTTCTGCATCTTGCCTTCGCCCATCTGGAAGACGGCGAAGCGGCGTTCATCGACTGAGGCCGGCACAAGCCAGTCTTCGTTGCCGATGATCACAACCCGGGTGAGATTGGCGACCTTGTATGTTTCTTTGCCTTTGTGCTCGATGACGTGGTGGTCGCCTGTGATCAGATCCTTCAGGATTCCTTCCGACTCTTTGTCCCCCGACCAGAACGCTTCGTCGAGGACCAGGCACAGGCAAGACTCAAAATGGCCGTTAAAATTAGAGACAAGATAACGGCGCTTAGAAGTGAGCAGAAAATGCGAATCAACAAGCTTGCCGATTCGTTCGATAAGCGCGTTTTTTCCCGTCCCCTTTCTGCCTTTGAAGACCAGTGCGACCAGTGGCTTTTCCCATGGGCGCTGAACCATGTGCGCGAAGTACCCGATCAACCATTGAGTCAGCTTCGGATCTCCGTCACAGACGTTCTCGCGGCAGTGCTCGATGAACCTTGTAACCATCGGGTGCTCTGGCGAGTCTGCAGGCTCAACCGAGAATCCACGCCACAGGTTGTACCAGCGTGGTCCCGCATCCTGCTCCGGTTTGAAAACGAAACCGTCGTAGGACCGGCGCCCGCTCCAGGCCAGCCACAGTTTGGTGAGCGGAGTATTCTTGTTGCCGACCTGCAGTGTGCGCGATGCGTGCTTGATGTGGAACGTGTTCAGATCCATGTGCTGGAGAGCAGCCTGGCCTTCAGGTCCGGTAGTCTCCCAGATCACATGGCCGCCGCCGGCAGTCGTGAATGCGTAGTTCTGGTTGAACCCTGCATACGGTGGCTGGCTTTCTTCCTCTGCTGGTTCCGGAGCTGCCGCGAATACCGCTTCCGGTGCGGCCGCGCCCGGTTGTTCCTGTCCGTACTTGTAAGCGTTGGCGACCTTCGCAACTAGTTCTTCGCAGCTCCAGGGGGGAGTGCAATCCTCGTTCCAGTGGAATAGCAGCAACTGCTCTGCCTGCTCCTGGCTGCATCCGAAGTCCTTCAGCCTGGCCGCCACCTTGTAAGTGGCCTCGTCTCCACCCTCTCCCTGAACTGCGCGCGGGGCTACCTTGAGAAAATCAAGTGCCCGATTCCGCGCGCGATCAGAGTCCACGTCCCTAGGCAGAACATCAGCATTCCGATCCACACTGACAGCCTTACCCAGTCGATCGACCAGCCACTGTGGTGCTTCTTCGGGAGACGTGTGGCCGTCGATCTGCTGGTAGGCGCGGCCATCGATCTCGCTGCCCGGGCCAACGATGTATCCACCCTTCGACCGGATATCGACGCCCGGGCCCAGAACGTTAACGCCCTGCTTGAGGGCATGGGTTGCGGAATATATGATGTGGCGACCGCTGCTTGGAGTCGCCTGCTCAAGACTGATCGGTAATACCATGCCCTGCATTTCGAGATCAAAGACCGATGCATCACCATTTTTCTCCCCCTTCACGTCCACATCGACAACTACCAGAGCGTTGTTGTTTCCGAATCGCGATGTGGAAATCCCAACATTGTAGTCACGCGAATGCCACCATGAGCGGATCTGGTCCGCATCCCGGGTAGCCTGGTTCGGCCAATCCGTAACGGCCGGTTTCTTCCCGTTCTCAACACACGGGAAAATCCAGAATCCACGTTCTGCCAGTTCAAGTGCTGATTCGAGCCTGTCCACTATCAGCCTTTCCGATATCTCTGTGCGCGCCAGCCTTTAGCTTTGGTCGGCAGGCCGGCTGCCCAGGCGGGCGCCTCGGCCGTTAACGTTTCGATACGACGAAGTGTATCACAATCGCATGATGTTGTTATTTCAACTACAGCTTCATCATGAACGTGAATTACTACCTTGAAACCGTTCGCCTCGAGTGTCTGCAAGCTGAACGCCAGCAGATCGCGAGCCACTGCCTGCGTGACGTTCTCAGCGAGGGATCCGCCGTAGGTGCTGATGCGCTGCCACGCACCGTTCGCGTTGGGATCATCCAGTACCTTGGTGGACTTGCGCTGAGTCGAGTCCAGTTCGGTCATGTACGTGAGCGCTTCCTTCTCATCCCCCCACGGTGTAGTGACTACACGGATCTCGGGGTACGGGTAGCAAAGCACCCTGCCCGATGGCAGCCTGCACCACAGGAACGATCCGTTCTTCAGGTAAGTGACTTGCCTGCCCGGCGCGCCGGCGCTATGCTTGCCGCCCTGGGTGAGCGCGCGCATGGCTGCGTTCTCGAGATCGTACCAGTACTGAACGATGCGCGGATGAGCTGCGCGCCAGGCTACCTTGATCTCGTCGGCTTCAACATCCGGAACCTTGACGTTGTAATTGCGGGCCATCGACTGGAAGGCGCCGATCCCACCACCGTATCCGAGAGCGAGAACGGAAACCTTACCTACCTGTCGTTGCGCCTCCGATACATCATCCAGACGCACATGATAAATGCCAGCAGCAGCGTGTTCGTAAATTCGTCCATGGGTACGAAAGATCTCCAGAACTTCTTCCTGGCCGGCGAGCCACGCCAGCACGCGCGCTTCGATTGCGCTGAAGTCAGCGGCAGCCAGATCGTGACCTGGGGAAGCCATCAACATGCCGCGGATCGAATCAGCCAGCGCATCCATCACCGGGCCGTACATCGCGTCGAGGTAATCCCGCTGGTCGAGGTGCGCGATTACGTCGGCAACATCTTCGGGGTGCATGTCCGGACGTGTGCGCGGCAGGTTCTGCACCTGTATGCCGCGGCCAGCCCAGCGTCCGGTAGCCGCGCCGTGATATTGATGCAGGTTCCTAACCCTGCCGTCAGCACTGGCGCGATCGCGCATGGCCATTAGCTTGGCGGTAGAACTCTTGGCTGCTTCCTTGCGCAGATGCAAGGCTGCGGCTACGTTGGCCGGCAGGTTCTCATCCTGCAGTGCGTCGAGGATGTCTGCCTTGGCGACACCGTTCATCTCTACGCCTTGCAATTTGATCCACTTCACCAGCAGTTGCACTTCAGAGCATTTGCCGACCACGCCACCCGTGGCTACCAGCATCTCGGCGTTCAGGCGTTTCTGCTCCTGTTCAACAAGAGAAATAGCTTTCTCGATCGCGTTCAGATCAACCGTAATGCCCCGCTGGTTGATCCGGTAGTCGAGTTGCCAGATGGCTTGTTCCTCCGGAGACAGTTCCATGATCCGATCGAGAACTGCCATCTCTGTACGAACGTCCTGCTGGTTGTAGCGATAGAGTTGCTGGAACTTTTCCGGATCATCCCATGGGCGCCAAAATGTTCCGTCCTGCCTGGGCTGCGCGAGTTGCAGCATCACACGCTTGCCGGCGATATCCTTACGCTGCTCGAGCCCCAACGCTGGAGCCACGTTCTCGAGTGCGCCCGGCAGACCCATGGCGTATGCGGCAGCCATCGAGCAGCGCACCTGTTCTACAGGGAGTCTCGGCCAGCCGTATCGACGGACTGCGCATTCGTTCCAGAGAGCGATTTCAAAGGCTGCATTCCAAGCAGTAAATATGCCCCCCGTAACGATGTGGTCGCGAACCACATCAGGAAATCGCTCGCCTTCAGCCCAAGTATGGATAGGACCGTCAGCAAGATTGCCAAAGGAGAAGCAATGAATACCCGTACTTTTGTCGGTTGCATAGTTGTGCAAACCTCTCGCTTTCAGATCGACTGCGCTGTATGTTTCGAAATCCCCGCTTAGACGTTTCATGGAAAAGTCACATCCTGATCGAAATATTCTTCCCAGTTCTTCTTCATCTTGATGTCGTTCTCTTTAAAGAACCATCTCTGGTGGTTCGATACCGCGCCATGCTCCGACTTGCCCAGCACCTGTAAGTTAGCGAAATCGTTGTTCAGCTTGTTCCCGTCCCGGTGGTGGACTTCTTCCTCTGGCTTCAACTTGCGGCCCAGCATGGCCTCGGCCACCAGCGTGTGTACTCGACGATCACGCTGGGGGCCGGCCTTTATGACCAGGTAACCCTTGTTGTCGATATTGGCGCCGTGCTTGAGTTTGGGCATATTGTCTTCTTGCAAACGGCTCACTCCGGCACCTTCACGAGCGCACGATTCACTAACCAGTCGGAATCACGCCAATTATTAACTCTGTCGCGCCGAACCACCATTTTGTCGTAAGGAGGTAATCTTTTGACGAAAAGGTCTATTTCATCCGCCATTGCGGCCAAAACATTCCTCTCACGCAAAAGCATTCCTATCGCGTCTTCATGTGAAAGGCTCGTTATTCTGCAGTAAGTAGAGGGGTAATTACTTTGACCAGGAATAGAAAACATGCGATATAAAGCCCGTATTGCAATGCTGTACCTTTTGCATTGTTGACTGTCGTTGTGTCGAAGTCCTTCCAGTTCTTCCTTGCAACGGTCAATCTCTTCGCTCAAATCAAAATTTTGTCTCTTCAGTTCGACTAACCTACTACCAAAGTTGCGGGCAAAGTTATCGCTGGAATTGCTCACCTCTTTAGCGTTGCGCGCCCGCTTCCACGTCTTTATAAGGTCGATGACTTCACCTTCCCAACGAAACCACTCCCCGGATTCTCTGTACTTGTGTAAATAGCGGTGCATCTGTTTTTCCTCAGACACGCCTTCACATTCCCTTACGGAGTAAACATACAATCCGAACGGGCATCCGGTTTGTAACTCTTTAACCCTTTTGTCAACATTCGCAGCCGTACCTATCTTCACGAAAGGCGCATCTATCGTCCTGATGGCGTACAAGTTGGTGCCCACAAATAACCTCAAAAGTGACGCAGGGCCGCCGAAGCGGCCCGTGGAGATTAGTCGAACAATCCGGAAGCGGATGTAGCGCTGCCTTCCACTGAAGTGAATGCCTTGCTGGCGGGCATACGGCCGCCGAGCGGTTCACCTTCGCGCAGCTTCTGCAGGTTCTGAAGACCGAAAGCCACGCCCTTGTTGCCAGCGGTTTCGTAGGCGAAGGCGCGAACCTGGGCGCGATAGTATGCGCCTGAGTAGCACTCGGCTTCATCGATGATGCCCTGAAGCTTCGCGTCCACGATACCCGGGCGACGGTCCTCGTTGGCTGAGAAGGTCGCGACGATCGCGTCATCCGGAACGCCAGCCACCTGGTTGTCCAGTTCCTCGTTCTTGCGGAACGGATTGCGGAGAGTCTTGGGCATGTTCGAGCCCCACTTCTCTGCGGCTGCTTCCTGCGCTGCTTTCTTGAGGGCAGACAGATCCGTGCCGGGCAGGAAGACCGCGCGCACGGAGAACTTCGGTTTCGCATCCGCCTGACCCTTCATTGCGGTTGCCTTGAAGACGCTTACGAAAGCGCCACGGAACTCAGGAGTGATTAAATTTTCGGCCATCTTAGTCCTCTACTGGTTGGCGAACGCAGAAGCTGCGTCCAGTTTTACTGCTGCGCGCTTGTCGCTTTCGTGTACCAGCGCATGACCGGAGCTTTCACGAATTGTGAACTCCTTGATGAATTCGGCCCGTTCTTTGTCGTTCTTACCGGGCGCCATCTTCTTGATCTCGGTGATGCCGCGGAGTGCCGCGGGCTCGAGCAGCTCATTCGTGTCGATCCCCAGCTTGTCGGCGAGATCGAAAGCGATACCTTCGCGCCACTTCGCGCGGCCTTCCTTCTCGACCAGCTTGTAGCTGGGTGGAGTCCGACCCTGCTCTGCTTCGGCGTAGGCGAACTCCCGCACGTTCTTGATCCAGGCTTCCAGAATTGGCAGCCAGTCCAGAGTCTCTGACAGTTCGTGCGGCTTGTACGGGGCTTCAGGAGCGAAGACTTTCTTCGCCAGTTCCTGCGCCTTGTTCTTCAGCTTCGGGCAGAGCGGAGCAGCGGGACACCAACGGCAGTGATCGCCTTGCTTGAGGTAGCTGATTTCCCACGGGAACGGCAGCATACGCCCGAACTGCGCCGATGCTTCCTCCGTCAGCTTGACTTCATCAACGATGTCGGCAGCCATGTCCACGAAGTAGGAGACAGGCAGGATCTTCGATCTCGACGTTTCACCGCTCGAGTGAAACGCCCGCGGCTGATCAATGACGATCTCAACTTCGGTCGGCTTCCACTTCATGTACTTGAGCAGGGCGCCAAGAGCGTATCCCTCGAGCTGCGCATTCGCCTGGCCATGCTCGTCTTCGATATCGACGGCCACGCCTGCGCCAT